CCAAAATTTCACCTTTCCGGTGGTGGGTGTTGAGCCCAAGAGCCAGCATACTTCTACGTGTTACAATTCTAGAAACCTCTCTGCGTTATCTGATCTATCCTTAAAGGGCCCTAGCCCAAGACGGTCAGCACATGAGTAAATCCGAATTAATAAGACGGAGTAATGCGTCAAAGTACATCTGCTGGTCCCAGATGTAGCCCCAGTAAACTGGGAAGGGGATTTATTACACTCTAGAAAGTTGAATCCAATGTGTCGAAAAAGGTTCCCGGCCTAGCAGTTATGCATGCCATACTCTGTAAACCCAACAGAGAATAGGTAATTGATAAGCTCAAGAATAAGCTGGAGTATTTAAAATAGGGCGCTTCCAATCCCTTGAAGATCTTGATGCTGTTATGGCACACACCCTCAAGCACGGTTAGTCTTGAAGTAGCACGCCACATGCCTCTTAAGCAGCGTTTGGGGGAAACAGCATCTCTGGGAGATCCTCATAAAAAAGTGATGTTGGCTGGTATCCTTGGTGGATGGCCCACTTAGTTCCGTTCAAGTAGGTCATAGCCAGATCACGGTTGTTCTCGTTGATCACCATGTGTTTGTTACCAATTAACTTGTAACGAGCTTCTTTATCAACTAAATTTGCAGCGTCACGAGCATTTGGCAACTTCTCTTTCAAGTTAACTTTTCGATAGTCTATGTAGGATTCGATCAAAGGATGAGAGTCCTTGTAGTGCAAAAAGCCAACTGTCACAGCACTTGAGTGGTGAAAAACGTCAAAATCTTTACGAAGATCTTGAGAAACGTTGCCTCCGAGGATAATTCTCTCTGGGATCCTGGTAATAACCACGGAACCCGTAGGCAAAATTTTTCCGGTTTTGGACAAAAAGTCGATTACGGAGTCTGATATATCGACTTTCTTCAAGTAATAGCCAATACCGCCTGGTCTCGCTGTGTCAACAGTGATAACTCGCAGGACTACCATAAACTGGGTCAGATATTCCAACTTTATGAAAATGTCGGAATCATCGCCAGATATGTTGAGTCTATAGGCATCTTTTGGAACTCGTGCCAAGTCCATTACTACCTGATACAAGATGATAACACGCAATGTATTACCAAATGTAGTCCGGGTGGGGTGACCCGAAAAAACCGTCCCCAAAATGAAACCCTTCATTAACTTGTTCCTTGTTCCAGGATAGAAAACAACAAAGGGAATTTCCAACATTGTGGCAGCCTTTAGAATAGCGTCACAATGCCTCTTATCAAGTCCCAACCTTGCACAGATTTCTGGGATGACCTGACCTAAGACGACATTATCCACGCATTCGATCCACCAGTAATGCTGATGTGAATCATGACCGGAGCCATCTCCAGCGATGGCCGCTATATCCGCTCCAAGTTCTTCAACTTGCTGGGTCATTCTTGCTTCTAATTCATCGAGGTCTAAGCCATGAACAAAGGCTGGGCATGCAGCCTTAACCAATTGAATTAGAATATGGTTCATCCACCCTAGTATAGCCTTATTCTCGTCTGGAGGGTTGAAAATAGCACGAGGCCTGTTCTGGGTGTTAACCTGTTCTGGAGTTAAGCGCTGATCCACATATGCCGTTTCGTTATTTTTCATCATACCCTGTAGATCAATAGGTATGTTGAAGTTGAGCATAAACTTCTCGTATCCAGCTTTATAAGTGTTCCTCTTTGATGCCTCGACCTCGATTAGATAAGACTCAAAATCCAGTAAAGGAGGGTTCTCATCTAAGATGCGGAGCATTTTCTTAGCTATCTTATTAGCTTTCCTTCGAAAGAGGGGCTCAACCATGCGTTTTACTAATGGGTCCTCGACTATCCTTGTGCCTGCATGACGGCTAAGGAATGTTCTAACAGTGTTCAACGCACTTTTCGCGCATACGAAAGGATGACGAATGTGACCACCTGCTTCCCCAATAACCCCTGTGGTGACATAGGGCTTGTCGGGTTTTGTCGGATCTTGTCCGACTGCTATTAACCGGTCAATCAAGACCCGATAATCGGCAGTCGGAGGGGACTCTGGGGGGTAATAAGTCATTCTCCGGAGGACTCTATTTGGACCTTCCATATCCCTAAACCAGGCGTCGGGGGCTTGAGTACTGAAATCTTCCAAAATTGTGCCCTGAGGTAATCCAATTGGTTGCTCATGTTGAACCTCGACAGGGACTCCAGGAATTTGCGATTTCAAAAGGGGAAAAGGGGCTTCCACATCAATCTCTTTAGCCTTCTTTAGCTTAGAATGAAGTCCATAAGCTGAGAAGTGTGTCTGAGGATGTAGTCTGTGAGGATGTGGGACATGTGGGACACCAACATTGGGTCGGGGTTGGCGGACTGCTCCAAAGTAGTCATCTAAGAAAGTCTCCACTTCAAGAGAGAAGTAGTGACCATAAAATGGGCGATACTTAGACTCTATAGATGTGAGGTTTTTGCAAGCGTTCACTAAGTCAACTGGAGCTATCAATGAATTGGCATTCTGAACTATGTTAGTCCTGTAATCCAATTCTGTTGGTGTATCCCACCAAAGGCAATACCAGGGGTCCAACCGGTTTGCCCTATTTATTATCCATGGAAGAGCTTTTGTGACCAAATCCCTGATATGAGGGGGGCGAACTAGGAGGCAGTCAATCAGACACTCAAGTCGATTGATGTTCTCAACTAGCTCAGCTGTCGGGTCACGATATATACAGCATATAAGGCCATTGCTCAGAACTTTCTTGGTTTTTCCAGTGAGGCTGTATGGCTCACTGATTTTCTGGGCAGATTCTATAACCTCCTTGCAATCTATGTAGAGTGGCACTGGCCAAAGTCTTCTAAGGTTTGTGTGGACAGCCATTTCTAGCTGACTAACAGACCGAAAAGCCACGGCGCCTGACACGGAGCTATAACTCGTTCCTTCCATCAAATGTGGTTGCACTAACCGCGTGGTTAATCCGTAGAATCCGGGACTCTGGACGTTGCCTTGATCGGTTTTCCATGAAAGGTACACAGCAAATCTATTTTTCATGACATCTACGTTAAACCCTGGTGCGGTCAAATTTCTAGCTTCGGAAGCCTTGAAATGGTTGACATAAGAGTAAAACGGAGCCATAGAAGCAATTGTTGTATTGCGAGCTGTGTGGCGAGTTAAAAAGAAAATGTCGCAATGTGAAGACACTGGGATATGGAACACGACTGCGTCTGGCCTAATAAACGCAGTATCAATTGCGGGGAATCCCCATTTTGAAGTACACCTCCTGTTACTAAACATTATCTTCTTGGATGAACCAATAACGTCGTCTGTGAAATCTCTCATTTTTGGGTTGGGAGTGATTCCAATGACAATGGTATAAGTCAATCTGGGATATTGGGGAGTTGTAACTGGCAAGGTGCGACGGTAAAATGGCGGGAACTGATCTGGGGCCCATCCTTCAACAGCTAATCTATCAATTGTGCAGGATAGAAAGCAATTCAACCACGATCCTTTCGTGGAGGTCGTGTCAAAAACGGGAGTGGCATTGTTTTTGAACACTGCTTGGAACAGAATCTTGGTATAAGTACTATTGGGGATAAACACTGGCATGAGGACCTGCGTATCTGAAAACATGAAATTCTTCGAATGTGTAGCACCTTTAGGGATGCTAGGCATCAAATCATTCCATGAATTCACTCCGGATAGGTCTCCGTCGACCCCTGGCCATTTCACCTTCTCAGATGAAAATTCATGGTCGATCTCATGACAGTATTTTTCCTCTAGTTCCTTCGCTCTGGGGCTTGTCCATAAATGAGTTTTCCTGATGGTCCCTCCACATTGGTTCTTAACATACCATGTCTCGGACATTAAATCCACGACATGATAGTCTGCCAACCGAACTGGCTCTTCGGTAATGACAATCTCCTTCCTCTCAACACCAACTGCCAAAATTCGTTCATCACGTCCTTTGGGGGGGAGAGG